GGTTGCGTAATGTCAGGACTCTTATTAATAAGAAGCTGAGATACTTCTTTTGGTATTTGTACATAACGCTTAGCATTAGCATCAATCACCAAATCCTGCTGATCTGCATAGGTCTTGGCTTGATCTAAAGGGCTAAGTCCCTCATTGATCCAAGTTGTACCATTCCACAAATAAAGTTTCTTGGTATCAAAGGCATATCCAACTGAAGGATTTACAGTAGGTGTTGTTGCAAGTAATGCAGCTTCAGTCTGATAGGCTTTCCAGCCTCCTGTTTCCATTAGAATGCGGATGAGTTTAGCTAATGTTGGATATTGTTGCCCTAAACGAGTTAAAACATCCTCAATATCCGAACCACTAATGAATAGCTCTAAACTATCTGCATCCAAAGATGCATTTACCAACTGTTCCCGAGTAACGATCTCATCAGCCATTACTTTTCTCCAAGCATAAAAAAAGCCCCGATAAAGGGGCTTGGATTTCTGTTAATTAAGTAAATAAAGTCATGGTCACGCTCATAGAACCGTGCATCGTAGTTTGAAGCCTTAAGCGTATTGGTCATTTGCGTTTGTGGGGTAAGCTCTTCAAGCATGAAGGCCTGTACTTCTGTTTGATCGGCGCGAACCAACGTGTAGAGAGTTTTTACATATCGATCGACAGCAACTACTAACGGCTGAACTGGTGGACGGCTAAGCACTACATGATATTTATCAGCACCTGCTGTGCATGGCACCATATCTACCGTTGCATCAGACATTTGAAGATAAATGTAGTAGTCATGACCAGTCTCATACCTGGTTAACGTCTTCATATACTTTGACGAAGGTAAATGTTTTTCGAACGTTACCGCCAAAGTTAAGAACATCACTGGCCCAGTTATTCATTGCAACTGCTGACAAGAAGTCATCAAACAAGCCAATAGATAATTCAACTTCTAAAGAACCTGTGATTTCTGCTTCAGTAGCTATGCCACCTTGACGGAAGCGAGTATCTGCAACGCTGCTTGATGCTTCAGTAGTGACGTTTTCAGTTAAGCCATCAGTCACACGACGAACGGTTTTCCATACGGGTGTAGTTGGCAATACTTCGGGGGTTTGCTCTTCAGCATAGTAAAGACGGATCTTTGCACCACTCGACATGGCTTTCTCCTTAATTTTCGGGCATTAAAAAGCCCTCGAATTGAGGGCGTTGTTTGGTTGTGTTTTCAGGCATTTAAGGGCTTACCTTGAATACCCTTGCAAAGTTTCAAAATGCTTTCTGCATGAAGGGTTATATGTTTGTGCTCTGGCCTAGTTCGCTCAATATCGATACCAATTAGAATTGCAGCCTGAATGTTTTTCTGCCAATTACCTGTATCCATAACAGGCTCAATTGAGCAGAAAATGTAGCTATCATCACCAATATTAATATCGGCATAATTATCTTCGTCAGTGGATGGACGGCATTCAGCAACAATGTATGCGATTTCCATTACTTGGCATCCTTAAAGTCAAGTTGTGGCTGAAGCTGGTACTCCAATTCCTTAATTTCAGACTCTAGCGGCTCCTTCTCCCATCTCCACTGGCCCATTGCGCTCGCACATCCACTGATTTGTGCTTTTCTGCCTTGGTGATAATTCGTTAGAGAGTTATATCTAGCCCATTTTGATTGGAAAACTTGACTGAGTTGATTAGCCATCCACTCAAATGCATCAATAAATTGCTCTTTAATGGCATCTGCTTTTTCACCGTTGAATCCCATTACAAGGAACATGAAGCCTCGCTCAGTCATCTGATAAAAACCTGTTTGTCGCTTTGTATTCCCTATCTTCTTGTTTTCTAAGGTAAACGCAAAATTGCGCTCACGAAACTTTGTGGAGCACTTCATATTTTTGATGGAGCGGAGAACGTCTGAATGTCTCTTTCCAAATGCTTGAGCAACTGCATAACTAGTTGTTCTTGGCTCACCGTTATCATTGGTAACCAATGCTCGTAAATTCAATGTTGTCATCATGTTCATAAGATTTCCTCTTACTAGCTCATGTTCGAAGAAAAGAACTGGCAGGCACACTGAACATGAAAAGTGTGCTTTTCGGGGATCAACCTAGCCAGTGTTCGCCTGAATTTCAGGCATAAAAAAACCTGCCGCTAAGGACAGGTTCGTTTAAAAGTTAAATTCGTTAATTGACGCGATAATTTATTGAAATGTTGTACTGAATGAAGTCGCCATTATTGCCGAGGTTTTGCACTTGACCTTGCAGTAGTTCTAACTGTCCGTTCTTAAAGTATTCAAAATGAGTTAACCAAGCATCTGCAAGCTTTGTGATTGCGACTTCGTGTGTGTTCAGACGAGCCATGCAGTTAATTGAGATAATCCCCGTACGTCTTGTACATGGTGTATCACCAATTGCTGCAATGATTGAACCGCCCCATAACACATTAATTTCACACCATAGTCCATCAACCGGCACAGTAAAGTCTTTATTAGGATATTTAATCCGGCTTTGCTCAATTCCAGTAAAGGCCATTGCTCTAGTGATAATGGCTTGTCGTGCTTGATCTAAAGTCATTACCATTTTAACCACCGTATTTTTGAGCAATATAGTTAAAGGTTAAGCCGTAGACACCTTGAGGTGCTTGTCTTGAATAGCCACCCACGCTTTTAATCACGTATTTTTTGGCCTTTTTGTCGTAGGAGCCTTTTTTGACTGGATTTGGATATTGACCAAACTCAATAGCAGTGGCGTATGGCGCATTCGTTTGGATGTATACAGTAGAGTAAGGAACAAGACGAGATAAAGCACTTGTTCCTTTGCTAATGGTTGAGCCACCGCCTTTGTCTTTCTCAGCCTCATTAAATGATTGGTCGATCTGGTTAATACTGACTCTGTGTGATGCTCTATAGGCTCCCGTGTCTACAGGACTGGCTAATACAACTCCACCTAAGGCATCAATGACAATATCTTTCTGTTTTTTAGTTAGGTCGGCTTCAATTGTTTTAGTGAAGGCACTCGGTTTGCTTGTCCAGCCCATGGTGTTATACCTTTCTTAACTGACAGATCCACACACTTGACGATGGATCTTTTCCGTAGCTCACAACACGATAATTCCCGCCTTCAATCACCCAAATATCATTAACATCTGGATCAACTAAAGTTCCTGCTGAATCCTTCACTTCATTTTGCAGTAGCACGGCTTTAGAGTCTGTGGCGCGGTAATCTATCGGCTTGACCAAATCTTTTAAATAAGAGCCAAATAGGACGCCTCTACCGCTATAGACATATTCGGCGTAAGCATCTTCACCTGCAGCGGGATTGGAGCTAACTAATTTTTTCCGGGTACATGTGAAGGAATCAACCGCGTCTGCCAGTTCATCTTCAGCATCAAAAGCAGCACCAAGTTCTTGCTGAATCTCATCACGCATTCCCATGGCTTACTCCGTAATGACATATGTGTTGATGTAATACTTCTCGCTAAAGAATGGCTCAAGCAGATCAAGGATAAATTGCATATCGCCACTTACTGACTCTTCTTTGCCTGCAACATACGTCTTGCTTACAGACGTGCCAGACTGTGCAGAGACTGTTTTGGATGCTACTACACCTTCTTTAGTTGTGTAGAGTTGCCCTGCTGCTGCCAGTTTTGCTAAGTAAGCGCCAGCCGTAAGAATCGCATCTGGCACTTCACCTTCTGGATAGTCTGGTAAATTTCTAGCATTAAGCCACGCATTAGCCTGCATCACAGCAATAACCGGATCACCAGTTCCCCACCAGTCAGGCCCTAGCTTTTGAGTCACACTTTCGACTGTTACATAGTTCATAGCTTAATCCTAAAAATCTAATTAAGAAGGACGGCCCGAAAGCCGCCCTGCTTTAGTTATGCACCACCATTCAGCGGTGCTTCTGGCACAGGAACTGCTACTTCTGGGTCCTTAATGCCATAGTCACCCGCTGTTTTGGCAGGGTCAAACATAGTGCCTGCTGCTAATGTGTCAGTCGCATCATCAGCATATCGGCGGTCAGTTGGGTATTGGTATTTGTAGTCTGGTTGCTTCTCAGCCATGACTGCTCTCCTTAAAGGTTAGTAATTAGGAAGCGGATTGAGGTGTCTTCTGGTTTGGTTACAAGTTCCCAGTTAGCTGCCTTCTGCAAATCAGCCCAAGAAGCGCTTAAAGACTCACGCTCTGTACCACCAGTTAAAGTGTCTTTAGGTGCAATGAAGCTAAAACCTTGCGGATGGATCAACATGTTGCGACGCGTCCAAAGGATTTCATGACCAGCACCATTACCAGTTGATTGTGTTTCTTCAACCTTCAAATCTTTTGGACCGGGAACAGAGTCATATGCAAATGCGCGTGGACCTGCAAGAATCGTGATGAACTTAGCGTTTGCGCCTGTGCCAATTTGCGTATTGGTATCTGTTTCAATGACTGCGCGCCCGTTGTAAACGGTGATTGGTGGCAAGTTATCACTTGTGGTCACTTGTTCAAGTAATTGCTGCTTACGCATCTTCGCAGCAATACGTGAATGCACGAACATCACACCACGTCCACGTAATGAAGCATTCATTGTGCTTTCCGCATCAATGTAGGCATCTACTGACCAACGTGAAGCATCTGTTGCTGTTGAAGCAGAGATGTCAGTAGTGAATCGCTTGCCGTTCGCCTGGTCATAATTACGCAAGCCAATTACTGTTGCTAGAGCACGGTTTTCGGCAGCTTGTTGCCAATACTTATTCAGCATTCCACCAATAAGCTCAAGTGAATTGACCTTCGATAAATACTGCCCAAGAACAGACTCAAGAAAGCCTTCGTTCATATAAGCAACGCGGCCTTGCATTTCACCCGCATCAATCGTGCGAGGCATTGCGATATCAGTCAAAATGGTGTTGCCATAGTTCTGTTCAACATTGCCGTCTACACCGTTAATGTATGGAACGACGAATGTTGATGAACCACTTGTAAGCAAAGGACGTAAAGATTCATCAGATACGAATGCACCTGACTGCACGAGTGGCGAAACTGCCACAGGATTTGGACGTAGATAAGATAAAACTACGTCACGGTTAAATACTTCTACTAAAGAAGGCATGGAGTTACTCCCAATAATTAATTATTAAAGTCACCATTCGCTACTGCTGCTTGGAACCCTTGAGGGGGGTAGCTGTCTTGTTGACCTGCTCGGTCTCAAGAATCTTTGCTCCCATCGCCTGCATGTACTTTTCTTTAGCATCCATAGCCTGTTTTGCTAAGGTGCTTTCAGTGACTTGCTTGTAGTCAAATGATGAGCCTTTCGGAAGCATTAAAGGATTCTTAGAACCTAAGCGAACTCCATTTTTCTGCAACCAGTCACGCCAACCTTCATCAAGTTCATTAATAACTGGCTGAGCTTGTCCACAGATAAATACCATTTCTTCATAGCTTGCGCTGTTTTGATAATGGGCCAAGTTCATAGTGACAATTGGTTCTAATGGGATCGGGTCAATATTGGGCCAGGTGCGACAAAAGCTACAGAAATTTGTGAATATTTTGGGATAGATCCAGAAGGCACTGATTTTAGAAAAGCGGAAAGTAAGGAGGGGTGAAATGTCTAAGTTAGATCAAATGTCAGAACAGGAAAAAAAGGAGCTTTTAGAAGAATTCCTAGAAGCCCCATTAGAAAAGAGTTTTGGTCAGGAAGCGGTAGCATTGTTTTTGAAATGCTCTACTCATACTTTGCAAGCTATGCGTTGTAATGGTAGCAGCCTACCTTACTCAAAAGTCGGCAGATGTGTTGCCTATCAAAAGGCAGATGTGCTGGCATATCAAGCTTCAAAGAAAGTATTTAATACGGCTCAACTGGCAAGAGCTAGTTAGTCAAAGGGATTAAGTTCGCCACGATAAACGGCTTCAATGTCATTCATGGCCTTGCGAAGCTTTTTAATCGATACCTGAACGTAATTACCAGTGACATCATCACGAGCGCCGGATCTATGATTGAGAAGGCGCTTAATTGTATATTGACCATAGTCAAGATTATTGCAGATAGTAGCAAATGTTCTTCTTAGGTCGTGTAGTGAAATCTTAATACCAGTTTGTCTCTCTACATAGTCAAGAACGCCATCAGGAGTAGAGATATAGGGACTGTTCTAAATTTT